CGTCGTCTTTCGTTTCCTTTTGCTTTTGCGAAGTCTTGATCGTTAACAATTGCAAGAACTACTTCGTCACCGTCGCGAACCGTTTTAAAAGATCGAATCAAATCGCCGGTGAATTGAAGGTCAACCGTCGCCACTTGACGGCCGCGATCGGATCTTTTCTTTTTCCATGACTTCGACTTATACTTTCCAATTAATGAACCGGACGTCGCTTTTCCGTCATTAAATATTCGCCGCTTCATGATTCCTTCTAATCTTTTAGCGGTTAAAAGAAGCGCTTCGCCTTCGCGGCTTCTTATGGCCGAAACGACTTTTGAAAGTCCTTGTTTGAATTGTTCTTCGTTTATTGCCATTTTTTAGCGTTTTATTTGCTTTATTAGATAGCCGACGGCAATCATTATCATTCCAAAAATAAAAAGGCCGCAAATCCAAAGAAAACCGCTTGAATCAAAAATTGAACTTTCGCGCTTTTGAATATTATTTGTGATCGTTTCTTTTGTGATCGTTACCGTGTCCGGCGGACATTCGGCTTCAATGAATATCGAATCACCTGGAAGATCAATATATTTGATTTTTATTTGTGTTTTTAAATCATGAAAAAAAACCGTGTCGCGGCTTTCGCGTATTTGATAAATAGTATCAAATTTTGTTCTTTCCGTTATTATTGTTGTGTCTTTTATTATTGTTTCGGTGTTTACAACCGGCGGAAATTTACGATCGCAAGCGCGACGCGTTACGCAAGAAGCAAGCGAAAAAAAAATAATTAATATAAGAACACTATTTTTCACCTTTTTTTTGATCTTCGTTTTTATGAATGTCAATTTTTTTGTAAAGAATCGAAGCAAGATCCTTCTTAATAAATCCAAGAAGTGAAAGATTCTTGACAAGTGACAAAAGATTCACAAGAACCAAAGGAACAAAAACCGCTTCATTCAACCAAAACAATGACTTCGCGCCTTTGCCTAATTGCATTGAAAAGTATAATAAAAAACAATGACTTAAAAGCGTCCAAAAGATTCGAAGAAATTTTCTTGTTTGAAAGTTGTTTCTTTTCCAGGCAAGACAAACGCCAGTCAAATGATCGGCAAAGATTAAAACAACAAGCGCATAAAAAGAAACCGCCGGCGAATGAAGCCAGTTTTCAACAAATCCGGAAATTGATCCAATTGAAAAGCCACCGATCCAAACAAGAAGCGGCGCTTTTAACTTGACCGAAAAAATCGAACAAAAGGTTTCATTAATTTCCGCGAATTCCGGCGTCAATGTTATTCTTTCAATTATCTTCATTTTCGCCGCGTTTTAGGTCTTAAAAAAGTTGTCTTTCTTGAAGACTTTGTTGTTGATTTTGCGGCCGGTTTCGGCTTTGTTTTTTTACCACAATTGCACCCCATTTTTAAAAGTTTTACGGAATCGCTTCAACGTAATGATTGCCAACGCAAACGACGCAAACGTCGTCAAGGTGATTCATTAGTTTCGGAAGCGTTTCAATTAATAAATTTAATTGTTTTTTATATTCATTTTCAAAGTTTTCAAGAAGGAATTCTTCCGTTCCGTCGTCAATTATTGTGACCGGATTCAACCGATCCGACGCGATCCATTCTTTGACGATTTCAATTCCGGTTTTATATAGGATCGGAAATCCTAATTGATTTGATATTAAACAAATAAGTTTTTCATTGTCACATTCGGCCAGGAATTGAACCGACAATCCAAAGGTTGAAGACGCTTTGTCGCCGTCTTTGTAGCCGGTCGCGTGCAAAAATTCGCTTCTTCTTGTGTAACAATTACAACCTTTTTTCACATAAGCGTCAATCGGTTTTATATTCGGATCTTCAATCACGACTTGAATTTCGTTTTCACTTGAAAGATAATTCACTTCAATTAAGGCGACGCCTTCGTTGTCAGTTTCAAAGTCGTAAGACGTTTTATTTGTTCCGTCAATAATGTCAAGGATTCCGGTATAATTAAAATCGGCAAGCCGAATTTCTATTGTTGAAACGCGTATCTTTAAAAGTTTTGAATTCCTTGTTTTTATTTGAATTCCGCGCGCAAAAGGCGAAGGCGTCAAAGTTGTGTCTTTATAGGTTCCGACTTTTAATTCGTCAACAATTGAATTCGTTCTAAAATACGGTAAAAATTGCGATCGAATATCGTTGACAATTGCTTTGACCGCGAAATCTTTTTTCTTTGCGATCAAGTCAATTCCGCTTTGATAACGATTGTCGGCAATTTGCGCCGCCGTTTTTATATTAATTCCTTCAAGGTCTTCAACATAAAGACCGGACGAAGAAGAATCGCCTTGACAACGAATTCCGACAACATTTTTCAAACAATTCATTTTATTTTTTTATTTCGTTTTCAATTTTTTTAATCGCCGCAAAGTGACCGGCCGCGATTTTTTGTGATCCGCCTTCGGACATAGCAAAAGAAGCGTCTTTCAAATTTGTCATGAATCCGTTTTCAGTCAATACCGCCGGACAAATTGTTTTTCTTAAAACATAAAAATTCGATTCACGAATTCCGCGTGATTTCATTTCCGTTGATTCAACGATTTCTTTTTGAAATATTTCGCCGTATTCTTTGCCAAGTTTTGAACCTGGATAAACATGAGTTGAAACGCCGTTCGCCGTGTTCCAGTCGCTTTTGAAAGCGTTGTGATGAATTGACAAATAAACAAATTCGACATTCGGATCAATGTTCGATCGAATGATTTCATTCGCTTTGTTCGTTCGAGAAGACAAAGAACAATCTTTCCAGGTGTCACAAATGATTCTATATTCGTGACCGTTTTCGCGCATTAAAGCAATCAAATAATTCATGACCGCACGATTTCGCGTTCCTTCAATCAAAGTTTGACCTTCGAAGACGCTTCCTTTCGGAAATACCGGCGAACGCTTTCCAGGTGTCACCGGTTGACAATTCAAAGGATCGGTCGAACCGTGTCCGCTATCAAGTAACCAAACAACCGACTTCATGAAACGACTTCTTTTTCTTGTTTAGTATTTTTTTTTGTCGATTTCTTTGTTGTTTTTGCGGCCTTTTTTTGTTTTGCTTCAATATTATAAATCAAAAAATAATCGCCTTTTATTCCTTTGTTTAAATCAAAAGCCATTTCCGGAAACCTTTCTTGAACCAAATTGATCGCGCTTTCGAATCGCTTGTGATTCTTTTGTCGAAGGTGATCAATTAAGAAACAAACAACAAGGCCTTCGCCGGATTCAATTAATTCGATCCAGTCTTTTGAAATTATTCTTTCATTGTTTAATGAAGTTAATTTGTGAAGTCCGTTTTCGGTTCTTTCTTTGTTTACTTCGTCAAGTCTTCCGCCTTGAATTATTAATGATTTTAATTGATTGTTTAAATCGGTTGAAATAATGATTTGTAAGTCGTACATTCCGCCGATAACAAAGTCAAGGTATTCAACCGCCGCAATTAAATTCTTGTTTTGATTTTTTAAAAGTTCGATTTTTTTTATCATGATAATAATTTTATCTATTAAGTTTTAAGTCAAGTCCGTTTCCGCCGCCTTTTGATTTTAAGTTGATCGTCGGATTTTGAACGGAAATTGTGCCGTTTGAATTTCTTGTTCTTGCGACGCGTTTCGGTGCCGGCGTTGTTTGTACTCTTTGAACAACCGGTTTCTTTTTAGGTCTTTTTAAAAGGTTCATTTTTAAGGCAAGATCTTTTTTCTTTTTCAATTCTTGATCTTTCTTTTTTTGAAGTTCGTCAAGATTGATCGATCCGTCGTCATTTGTTGGAACTTCAATTCCGTCAAGAACAAGACCTTTTTCAATTTCTTCGCGTTGTTCGCGTCCTGGAAAAAAAGCGTCGGAATCCGATTGACTAAAATCTTCGGATTCGGTTCTTCTTCTTTCCGCCTTATCAATTGCGGCTTTGTCGATCACTTCGGTTCTTTTTATTTCGTCAGCGATTGCCGTTTCTTTTTGGCGTTCTAAATTTTGCGCTTTTAAGATCGGCGCTTCTGATTCAATAGCCGAATCAAAAACTTCAAGTTTTTCGATTTCTTTTGTATAGTTTTTTACTTGTGGCATTTTTTTAATGTTTAAATAAAT